TTGGAATAACCCAGGAGATCCTGCTAACTCTTTTATGCCTGATATAACTTCGCCTGGTCCTGGAAAAACAGATGGATTGGATAAAAGTGAAAATCCGGAAATTAAAGCTTCAGATCTTAAACCAACATATGTTGCTGGAGGGCCAAAGACTAGTACTAGATCTCCAGCTGAATATGCAAAGAAAGTTGCTGCATTAAAATTAGGCGTTAGTTCAAAGATGGGATCTTCGGATTCATCTGGTAGTTGATACAATATATAACGGAGAATTTTTGACATGTCGAAACAGCTCTACGAAGAAGCTATAGCGGATATAAAAAAGGTAAAAGAGATTGCCGAAGACAATGCTAAACGTGCTGTCATCGAAGCCGTCGCTCCTAGAATTCGTGAATTAATAGAAAAAGAGCTGTTAAACGAAAGTGATTATTCAGGATTAGACGAAGAATCCGAATCAGTTTCCGGTGCTCCAGGAACTCCTACAAAACCAGGAGAAATGTTGTCTGATAACCCTAATGTTGAAGACGACAAAGAAGAAAATGAAAGCAAATCGGTTTCGCTAGGTGAATTAGGTGACGTCGCTGAAGCTGCCGTCGAAGAGGAAAGTTCCCTTGAAGAGGCAATCAACAACCTCTCTTTGGAAAATGCACCCACGACTGCCATCGAACTTACACAAAAATTACGCTACGTCGATGAAATGATTAATTCATTGTCTGACGTAAAAATGCATATAAAAGAAACGAAACAATATGATTCTAGTTTATCGCAAATCGAATCAATGATTGATTCAATATACGGATATGTGCAAGAAAGCGTGTCAGACTCAACAATAAGGTTGGGCTACAATTTAAGATTAAAAAAATGTTTGGAGAAACTTGAAAAGCTTCAGGAGATGAAAATGAACAAACGCAACATTCTAAGAGAAGAAGATATTACACTTGAACTAACAGGTCTTCCTGACGATGTCGACCTTGAGAGTCTCGGGGTTAATCTCGTCTCTGGTGAAGGAGAGGAAGAAGCCGGTTCTGAAGAGGCTCCTGAAGCTCCTACCGGTGATGGTGAAGACCTTGATCTCGATCTTGGTTCCGAAGATGAAGAAGGCGCTGAGGACGAGGACGAGGACGAGGACGAGGACGAGGACGAGGACGAGGACGAAGGAGATTCTGAAGATGAAGGCAAACTAGAATCTAGACGTCTTTCTGACAATGTCATTGTTGAAATTGACGAAAAAATGCTTCGTCGCGAAATTGCTCGCATGAAGTCTCTTCGTGAAGAAGACGAAACTAAAGCACAATCTTGGGGTCATGGCGCTGGCGATGTGGCTGATGACTTTGAAGATGAAGACATGGGAGATCCATTCCTTGATGTCGATCTTACCACAGAAGCTGAGGACAAAGGATACGACCTTGATGAAGCTGACATGGATTCCATGAAGGACGAAGGATACGACCTTGATGAAGCTGACATGGATTCCATGAAGGACGAAGGATACGACCTTGATGAAGAAGATATGAAACAAGCTGAAGATGATCGTGCTCACCAAGGCAATGTCGAACCAAAGAGCATGGGCCCCGGCGCTGCTACAAACAAGCGTGGCCGTAATATTGGTCCTGATGGAAAAGTTGACGAAGCTGATGCCGACACCAAAGATGATGTTGGAGATGGAACAAAGATGAAAACTGAATCGCTTCGTCGTCGCATGGCGCAAGAGTTAAAGATTCAAGAGACAGCGCGCCGTACAGCTCGTCAGCTCAAGAGTCTATATGAAACTTCTTCCAAAAAAGCCGCCGTTGCAAAGACGCTTGTCGAAAGAAAGACAACGAACGCTTCTGCAACAAAATATAAGGCTGCTTACGCAACTGTCGCCGAGCGTTACAACGCTTCGGTCAGACGCTTTAACAAACTTTCAAGGGCGCTAACTGAAGCGACCCAATTAAAGAACGTTCGCTCAAATAGCAACGTTCGTCCTGCCGCTAGCACAGGTAATGTAACCCAGCTACGCAATAAGTTGGCGGAAACGAATCTGCTCAACGCTAAGCTTGCTTTCACAAACAAGTTGTTACAATCCGACTCCCTCTCTGCGCGTCAAAAATCGCAGGTGATTGAGCAGTTGGATTCTGCAACTACTCTTCGTGAAGTCAAGCTTGTGTACGAGAGCCTTGCAAAAACCTTGATAAGGACTCGTAAGCCAATGACAGAAGGTCGCGTTCTAGGATCTTCTTCACAGGCAACTCGTTCGGCTTCTTCGCAAACCCTCAATGAAGGGCATGAGGCTGAACGTTGGGCAAAACTCGCTGGTATCGCAAAGTGACCACGAGCTATAAGCGTTTCTAACATAACTTTATACAGGAGAATTTAACAATGAAATCTTTTACTATTGATCAATTAGCTCAAGGCATCCGTGAGCGCCACGTCGGCGCAGAACGTGCTCGCCTCACAGAAAAGTGGAGCCGCACTGGCCTCCTCCGTGGCCTTGACGGTAACCGCCGCGAAGTCATGTCACAACTTCTCGAAAACCAAGCTGCTCAGGTCCTCAAGGAGAGCTCTTCTCTCTCGACCGGCGGCGGCAACGTTGCAACAAGCGGCCAGATCACCGGCTTCAGCAACATTGCCTTCCCAATCGTTCGCAGAGTCTTCGGCGGCCTCGTTTCTAACGAACTCGTTTCGATTCAGCCAATGAGCCTCCCCTCTGGTCTAATCTTCTACTTAGATTACACCTACGGCACCAACGTAGGCCAGGTTCCAGGTGATACCGGCTCTACCTACACCAAAGGCCAGTCGATCTACAACAACCCAACCGGTAAGGGAGTCCAGTCCGGATCTCTCGCAACCGGCGGTATGTACGACCTCGTCGGCACAGGCTACTCCAAGGTTACAGGATCGCTTCAAGGACTTAACTTTGCTGCTAACACGGTTTACTCCGGTTCTTACGGCGGAGTCAACGGCGACACTTGGACCAACGGCTTAGTTCTCGCGTATAGCACATCATTCAGCGGATCAAACGCACGCCTAGCTGATTTCGATTCTCAACTTGAGACCGATCTCAGCCTCAATTCCCTCGATGCTATCTTTGTTTACGTCCCAACATCTGCTCTCACCGGTGCTGATCTTCTTGCGGTCGATCAAGTCGCTGCGTTCAGCGGCTTCGGCGCCAACGCAACAGCTTGGGGCGAGACATACCAAGGTGGCACAGGAGTACTCAACCTCCGCCGTCTCAATAAGCGCGGTAACTTCAACGCTTCGGTTGCTCCTTACTTCACACCCGATGCATTGAATGGTACACACGTACAGCTCGTCCTCAAGGGCGCTAACGGCCTCACTTCACTCACAGCAGGCGCAGGCAAGGTTAGCTTCTCGATTGCTTCTGCTCTCAACGTTGATAGCGCTTCCGGTTCGACACTCACCGTCCCATCGTTCGAGTCCGACTTCGGAACAACACCATCACCCGCGATCCCAGAAATTGACATCAAGATCGAGTCGATCGCTATCACAGCGACAACCCGCAAACTTCGTGCCCGTTGGAGCCCCGAGCTCGCACAAGACCTCAACGCGTACCACTCCATGGACGCAGAGGTCGAACTCACCTCGATCCTCTCTGAGCAGATCGCTCTTGAAATTGATCGTGAGATCCTCAACGACCTCGTCACACAAGCCAACGGCGCGAACTACTACTGGTCTCGTGCACCAGGCAAGTTCGTCAACAAGGTGACCGGTCTTCCAGTGTCTTTGGCCTCTTCGCTCTCGATCGGCCCACAATTCACCGGTACGGTTCGTGAATGGTACGAAACCCTCGTCGAGACAGTCATCGACGTCGCCAACACCATCCACCGCAAGACCCTCCGCGGCTCGGCGAACTTCATGGTCACAGGCCCTGACGTCGCCACCGTCCTCGAGTCCTCGGTACTCTATAAGCCCAAGTTCTCTATGGACGGTGAAGGCCAGGTCGCTTCTCCATTCACCATCGGTGCAGAAGCAATCGGTACCATCAGCAACCGCTTCACAGTCTACAAGGATCCCTACTTCTCTCGTAACAAGATCCTCGTCGGCTACAAGGGCGGCTCCTACCTCGAGACCGGCTACGTCTACGCTCCTTACGTGCCACTCATCGTGACACCAACCATCTTCGCACCAGAGGATTTCACACCCCGCAAGGGCGTGATGACTCGCTACGGTAAGAAAATGGTTCGTAGCGATTTCTACGGCACGGTGACCGTGCTTGACATGAATATTATATAATCACAAACTACCAAGTTTGAGCGGAAAGGCCTTCGAAAGAGGGCCTTTTTGCTTTTCTGCTATTTTAATTTTTACAATTCACTTGATACCATGTATATTTAAATCATGATTACGTGC